CCCCCTCCCCCCCCCCGCACAGGTTCCGGTAGATGGAGGGCAGCCGCGCCGACACGATAATAAACAGGGTAAGAAGCCTCTGTATAAGCGTTGGTGGTTCTGGCTGATCGTAGTACTGGTTGTCCTTGGAGTTGTCGGTTCCACCCAGTCCGGCGACGATACGGCGACATCCGCTTCGACCGAAAGCAGCACCAGTCAGACCGCAACACCGGAGAAATCAGAGAAACCGACGGAACCGACGAAACCAGCGGAACCGGCGAAACCAGCGGAGAAAACCATCGAACTCCAGGCGACCGCCACCGGCAACGGCACAGCGATGATCTGGGAAAACGGGTCATCCAGCAGCCAGCAATTCTCTGGTTCGTGGTCGAAAACCTACACCGGGGATGAAGCCAAGGACTTGACAATGCTCAGTGTCACCGGCGACATCATGGGTGACAACAACCAGCAAGTGTCCTGTAAGGTGATTGTCGACGGACAGGAGAAAGTCTCGAAGGATGCCTCCGGTTCCGCTGGTACGGCCACTTGCAACGTCCCGTTGTTCTAGCGGGATCCCCAGCCGGAGGGAATTGAATCCGGCAATGCTGCCGTAGCTCAGCTGGTAGAGCAGCCGCCTTGTAAGCGGCAGGTCGTCGGATCATATCCGACCGGCAGCTCGATTGGGGTTGTGGCTCAGTTGGTAGAGCGTTTCGTTCGCAACGAAAAGGTCGCGGGTTCGATTCCCGCCAGCTCCACTTCTTTTTTTTTGGTGTCTTTCTTCAGTTTTTTTCGTATGCCTATGGTAGTTTGACTTTTCTCTTTTACTTGTTATACTGAATATGTCCACATAAAAATGAAAGAGGAAAACCAATGAACATCGCATACTCCCGTTATCTGCAAAACGCGCTCGAACATAGCACCCTCACCGATGAGGAGAAGCAAGGCGCACACGCCTTCCTGAAATTCCTGTCAACCTACAAGCCCACAGGGCTGAACGTCAGGGAACCGGATTTCTACGGTTATGGTGATGCGTTCGGCCAGTACGGCGTCACCTACTTCGACCAGCAAACCCTCGAAGACTATGGCATCGACCCCGACAAGCTGGACGCACCTCAGCTTGACCAGCTGATGACACGCTGGACGGAAGAAGCCTACGACATGCTCAGCGGCGACGGCTGCGACATCATCCCCGACTCTCTCGACAACGCGATCAAGACGCTTGGAATCGACCGTGAAAGCATCGAGGCGTGAAATCATGATGAACATTGAAGACTTCAGGAACATGTTCCGCGCACACTTGAGCCATGAAATCTGGGACAAGTGGCGCAAAGGACAGCTTGACGTGTCCAGGCGCCGCAACACTCCTGACGGATGCGAATACGAGGAACTTCCCAAAGAGGCGGCAGATCAGATTCTTGACGGTGGGGAAATCCATTCCTGCGAGGATCTGGCAGACCCCACTGAAGTGATTTCCGACCGTTACGCCTGCTCCCTGTATGGCATCACCACGTTCAAACCCAGCGGATACGCGATCGAAGAAGACTTCCCGAATGAGGTGGTTCTCCTCGTCCGTGGTTGGAGCGTCGCCGATTTCATGAGCGACTGGACGAAATTCGACGCGGTCGACGACTGAGAAAAAGAGAACACGAAATGTATGAAATCAGAAGCACAAAAGACGGCGTGGCTGGCGCATACGAGTATTCGACATCAGTACCAGCAGACTACAGCTTCAAGCAAATGCTCGACATGGCACGAGACATCGCCAACGAGAACGGGTATGAGGCAAGCATCTACGACGACGAAAACGAAATGGTCATCACCATCTCGCCGAAACAATACAGCATGGGAGTAGCGGCATGAGCAGCAGGAAACTCGTCAGCGTACAGGAAATCACCAACATCGAACCCATCGAGGGAGCCGATCGTATCGAAGTCGCCCGCGTATTGGGCTGGCGTGTGGTCGTCGGCAAGGACATGCATCTGAAGCCGGGGGACAGGGTCGCCTATTTCGAGACCGACAGTCTCCTGCCAGCCTATGACCCGCGTTACAAGGCGTTCCAGGCTCGCGGTCAGAAGACCATGATCGTCGGAGCCAAGGAAATCACCGGCCATGTGCTGCGCACCATGAAACTGCGCGGAGTCTACTCGCAGGGCCTCATCATGCGTTTGGACGAGCTCGGGTTCCGGTACACGCCCCCTGTCGGCACGGACATCACCACGGAAGCGAACGTGCTCAAATACGAGGAGCCGTTGCCGATGGGCGGCATGCAGGTCGGCCGGTTCGACGCACCCTGCTCCAAGTCGGACGCGCCACGTCTGCAGACGCTCACCGACTACTGGGGTGAAATCAAGACGTTGAAAGCCGTGCCGACCGTGAAGGTCGATGGCACCAGCACCACGCTCAGCATGGACGAACGAGGACAAGTCCACGTGTATTCCCGCAACTGGGAGCTTGACTCCATGTCCTCGAACATGCAGCTCGCCAAAAGATTCCAGTTGGATAAGATGCTATGGCCCGGCATGGCCGTCCAGTTCGAGCTATGTGGCCCCGGTATCCAATCAAACCGGTTGAAACTGCCGGCCCAACGCCCGTTCGTCTTCGCCGTGTGGAAAGACCACCACAAGATCGACCGCGACCAGTGGCCGACCGGCATGCCGAATCTTGCCGTTCCCGAACTCGACGAAAACGAGTGGGCATTGACGGGGAGCGTGGACGACATGATCGCCAAAGTAGACGGGTTGCGTGGCAACGTCACCAAAGACCGTCTGGACGAGGGCATCGTCTGGCATCTGCACGAAGACCAGCAGTTGTCCGAGGGATTGGCGGACGAACTGGGAGCCAATCGGTGCTTCAAGATCATCAACAACAAATACCTGACGAAGAACGGACTATGAGAGCATGGCATACCCGATGTTCCCGCTCGTATCGGCTCCCGCATCCTACATGCCGGTACCCGTCGACCTGGTACAGCGCCTCGCCTCGTTCACCCTGGCCCACCCCGGGGAGCCGGGAGGCCTTGCCGCCGACGAGATCAGGCATCTGAACCTGCCCTGCGGCTCCTACGGGTATGAGAGCGAAGCCGTCGACGCCTGGCTTGACGAACTGGCGGAACAGCTTGAAAAGAGGTGACAGCCTTGACCAGGACGATCATGGTGGACATCGACAACACGATCGCCGACTATACGAACGGTCTGCGCGACTACATCCGCGAATGCGGACATGACATGGACGAATGCCCGTGCCCGGAGCCGACGGCCTACGATTTCACGCTGACCGGCGGATGGCCGTTCAGCGGGGATTCGAAAGCGTTCACGTGGTGGCATACGCGCGCCGTCGCCGACGGTCTCTACTCACGCGAAGAACCCTATGAGGGAGCCGCCGAAGCCTTGAACCAGCTGCACGATGCGGGCTGGAACATCATCATGGCGACCAGCCGCGCGGATGACTGGCGCGGTGAAAGCCAACGCTGGCTGCACAGGAACGGCTTCCAGTTCGACGGCTACTACAACGGCGACAAGACGCTGCTCACGCCGGACGTGCTCATCGACGACAGGCCCGTCACATTGGAGGCGATGGCTGCGAAGGGCGTGACCGTGCTGCATCCCGATCATGCGTACTGCACGGCCGCGCCGGGCCGCATGTTCCACCGGTGGGCCGCGGTGCCCCTGATCCTGGGAGGACTGGAATGAACGAAGAAAACCCGTCGACTGATGCGACGTTCGACCGGCTGCTCGACGAACTGCACGGCATCCAATCCGGACAGTCGTACGCCGCCGCATTGGAATGGACGTCCCGGCTGCGTGCCGGACTGGACGCATTGGAATCATTGGCCGTACGCGACGCCGTCCTGAACGCCCATCTGAGCAAGACGGAGATCGCGTCCGCACTCGGCATCACCCGCCAGGCATTGTACAACCGGCATAAGGAACTGCTCGGAGAGCTGAAGGAGCAATGCCGCCGCAAACCCCGGCATCCCATCGATTCGACCGCATACCGGATACGCGACGGACGGACCATACCCGCCAAGGAGAAGGAATGACGGACAGAGTCGAAATCGAACGCCGGTGCGGCATGATCATGGGTGCCCGCCACGGCCACATGACACTCACGTGGCTGCCCGACAGGGGCCGTCACGGCACCCGCACATGGGTGCTGTCCACCCATGACGGGGACACGGTCCGCCGCATCCGGCTGAACGCCAACGAGCTGGGCGAACTGGCGGGCATATTGCAGGCGATAGCGAACGAAGGAGAACAGCATTGATTTACGACATCACACCCATCACGTTCAACCAATTGGATCTGCTGTCTGCCGGACACCCGCAGGGTGGTCTTCAGCAGACCGGGCACATGGCGCATCTCGCCGCCCCAGACGTGGAGGCCACGGATCTGATCGGCGTGACCCGTAATGGTGTCCTGACCGCCGGCTGCCTGATCGCGTGGACGCGGGGCCGGCTTGGCCCGGAAGGCAGCATCTGGCTCGGCCCGTTATGCGCGCTCGATGATCCGAAACTCCTCGAACACATGACCCGTGGAATTCGTCTCGCCGCACGACGCCGTCATGCCGTGTCCGTCACCTGCTGGCCGAACATCGAATACCAGAGGCATGATGCGGTCGGGAACCCGATCGGGGTCCCCGACACGATGATCCTCGACGCCTACCGGTCATGCGGCTGGAAGCATCAAGGATTCGACACCGGATACGGGAAAGTCGTCAACCGTTGGAATTGGATCAGAACCTTCGACGGCATCAAGGATGAGAAGACGCTGCTCTCCTCTTATAAGCCGCGTACCCGGTGGAGCGTGAACCGGGCGAGAACATCAGGGGTACGAGTACGCGAACTCGGTGCGGATGAGCTTGGCACGTTCGTGGACATCGAACGGAAGACCGCAGGACGACGCGGCTTCACGGCCCGCGACGAAGACTACTATCGCCGGTTCAAGGAGACATTCGGAAGCCGAGCCCATTTCATGCTCGCCGAAATCCATGCCAATGAGCTTCTGGCCGGCCTGACCGCCGAACATGACAGGCTCGCCGATCAGCTGGATTCGCTGAAAACCAGATACGAAGCGCATGCCACGACCCGGCTCAAACGCCAGACCGACGATACGGCCCGCAACCTGACCGCCCTGGAACGTCGCCTCGACGAGGCGCGCGCCTTGACCACACATGGCAGCGTGATCCCAGCCGCCTGCGCCCTGTTCGTGGAACACCGGCGTGAAACCGTGTACCTGACAGCCGGCGCTCTCCCCGAATACCGGGCATACCAGGCTCCCGCCCTGTTGGTCCACGAAGGAATGCTCCGCCTGTGCGTCAACAGTACCCAACCGCGACGCTTCAACATGTACGGCATCACCGGCGTATTCAACGACCCGGATGACGAAGGCCGTGGGGTATTGGAATTCAAACAGGGATTCAACGGGCATGCCGAGGAGCTGGTCGGGGCGTTCATCCTGCCGACCAGCACGATCCGATACAAGCTCGTTGAAGCCGTTCACGCGATTAAGCCGCTGAAGAAGGCCGGCCAAACAGAAGATGGTCGTTGACTTCCTCCCCACGGCTGAAGCCGGGGTTTTACGGCGCGATTCGGTTGACTTCCTCCCCACGGCTGAAGCCGGGGGATTCCCTTGTCTCACGGTAAGGATCTTCCTGTAGAGACTTGTTCCCCGCCTACCGAAGTGTTGCTTCGGCGGTTCGAGGGTCCCCGCAGGCGCGTACCGCCAGTCCGGCGGATAGGATGTTTTTGGCGGCGTTGATGTCCCGGTCGTGGTTGGTTCCGCATTTGGGACAGTCCCATTGTCGGATGTTCAATGGTTTCTTGCCGCTGTTGTATCCGCAGGCGGAGCAGACCTGGCTGGACGGGTACCAGCGGTCGATGACCGTCAGTTGGCGTCCGTACCATTGGGCCTTGTATTCGAGCATCGTGCGGAATTGTCTCCAACCCGTGTCGAGTATGCTCCTGTTGAGACCGGTTTTCGCCGCTTGCCCGTTGGGAAGGTAACGGCCCGGATGCTCCGGATCGGGTTTCGGCGCGCGCCGTCGGGTCAGGTTTTCGACCGCAAGGTCTTCGATGACCACCGTTTGGTTTTCGCGGATGAGTCGGGTCGAGAGCTTGTGGAGGAAGTCGTTTCGACAGTCCTTGACCTTGGCGTACGCTTTGGCGACCTTCAGACGGGCTTTGCGATGGTTGTTGCTTCCTTTCTGCTTTCTGGAGAGAGTTTGTTGGGCTTGTTCAAGTTTCTTCTGGTAATGGTTGAGGTGGCGTGGGTTGGGGATTTTCTCCCCGGTGCTGAGGATGGCGAAGTGTTCGGTGCCCAAATCGACGCCGACCTTGTTTGGGGAGGCGGGTAGATGTTTCACTTCCTCTTCGACGAGGATGCTCACGTGCCAGCGTCCGGACGGGTCCAGGGACACGGTGACGGTGGACGGCCGGGCTTTCCTCGGCAGTGTGCGCGACCAGTGGATGGGCAGGGGGTCGCGCATCTTCGCCAAAGTCAATTCCCGTTTGTTCCAATCCCAGGTGAACGCGGATGCGGCATAGGTGGCGGCTCCGCCGTTCTTCTTGGATTTGAACCGGGGATAGTCTCCCGTCTTGGCGAAGAAGTTCCTGTACGCCGCCTGCAAATGTCGCAGCGACTGTTGCAACGGGACCGAGGACACTTCGCGCAGGTAGGCGTATTCCTTGGTTTTCTTCCAGTCGGTGAGCATCCGACTCGTATCCTCGTAGGACACGCTCTCATGACGGACCGTCCATGCTTCGGAGCGGGCGTCCAACGCCATGTTGTACACCTTGCGGCAGCAGCCCAGCGTACGCCGGAGTGTTTGTTCCTGTTCCGGCGTCGGGTAGAAGCGGAACCTGTATGCCCGCTTGGCTGTCGTGGTGTTCATGCTTCCTATGATACCATGCTTTTACAGACTTGCATATGGGGATGTAAGACAGAGGCGCCTTATATCCCCATAGCTAAAGCAAGGGGTATTACGGCGCAACCTGATAAAAATCAAACTAAGCATATACGAGTTTGACTTATTACGTACAAATGCCGTACGATTAACATATGATAGAAACCACGAACAAAGCCAGCCGTTTCGAGATGCGGCTCACGCCGTCACAAAAGGAACGTCTCGACCAAGCGGCCGAAATCAAAGGTCTCAGCACATCCCAATGGGCGTTGTCCAACCTGCTCGTCGCCGCCGACCGTGACATCCAAGAATCGCACGTACTCTATCTGGACGACGGGCAATGGAACTCATTCATAAAATCTTTGGATGAACCCATGCCGACGAAGATGGTAGAGCTGCTTGAAAGCGAACCTATCTGGAAATGAGCGATTTCACCTTTCCACGACGACTGACCATGGAAGACGACATCGATGGGTTCGACTGCGGCTTACCGGTCGTCAACAACTGGCTACGAAACCAGCTGAAGAACGCCGGCAGACAGCATACAGCCGTCGCCTATGCGACATTCTCGAATGGAGTCCTGGCAGGCTTCTACACGCTTAGCGCATACGGTATCAATCACACCGAGGCGAACGGATGGTTAAAAAGAAACAGTCCAGACCCAATCCCGGCGATACTCTTGGGCATGCTTGGCGTAGACATACGCTACCAAACCATGCACATAGGTTCTCAACTGCTAAGGGACGCGACCTTGCGCGCTTCCAATGCGGCTGAAATAGTAGGAGCCAAGGCATTATTCGTCGAACCAGCTTCCGATTCGGCGACAAAATTCTACGAGCATTACGGGTTTCGACATATCGAACGTTCAACGAAAATGTTTCTTCCGTTGAAAAGAAACTGAGTTGACTTCCTCCCGGTACTAAAGCACCGGAAGGAAGTCAACCGGCCCTCAAGAACCGGGCTTGCGCCTCACGCAGGTCAACCTATTCCTCTAGCGAGCCATTCGGCGGCGGTGCGTTTCGATTGGAAGATGCCTTGGCTTCCGTTGATGCCGGTCGCATGCCACATGTGTTTCCGGTTGATAGTTTCCCGTCGGAGATTGCCGACGGTATGACCGTCGGCGAGAACGGCGAACATGTTGGTTCCGGTTTTAATCAGGATTAGGTTCAACAGGCCGGTTCCCTTCTGGCTTGCATTAATGCTTTGATGAGCTGTTCGGCTTTCCGTCTGCAAGGCATGTGCCCGGATTGGACAGCATGGTCGAACATCCCGTCGATGGAATCTTCGTCGAACGGAAAACCGAAAGAGCATTTGTATAGGATTCGACTCACCGTTTCGATCTGTTGTTCCGATACTTGTTCGCGGCTTTTGGCTCCTGCTTCGTATCCTTGGGCGAAGGCTTCTATCGGATTGTCGGATTGGTGGAACGAGTATAGGATTGCGTATGCTTCGCAACGGTATTCGTCAGATTGTGTTGTCACCTCGGAATCCTCCTTCGGTATTCGCGTGGTGTGAATTCCTTGCCTCCCCAAATGCCCTGTAATGGGTATCCGCAAATTCGATTGTTTGTTTCCGCGTATCTACGGCATTGCTCTATCACAGGGCACGTGTGACAGATGTGGATTGCTTCCCGGCGCATGAGCTGACTATTGCCGGGAAACCAGAGTTCCGGATCATAGCCGGCGCATGCTGCGGATTTGCGCCAGTCACTCATGGCCGCCGCCTACCGTTGGCGGTAAGGATTTAGTTCCGGACTCCACGTTCTCAAGCAGGAAGCCGGTGTACTGGAACTGTTCGGTCTGGGCCTTGGCCTGGCGTAGGGTGTCGAGGCCGACGCCCGCGATGATCAGGATCGTGGTGCCGCCGAACGGCAGCTTGGCGTTGAGTCCGAGGGCCATGATCAGCACGGTCGGGATCAGGGCCACGAACAGCAGGTAGACGGCGCCGACGGTGTTGAGTCGGTTCATCACGTAGGTCAGGTAGCGGCTGGTGGCGTTGCCGGCGCGGATGCCGGGAATGAAGCCGCCGTACTGCTTCATGTTGTCCGCGGTCTCGTCCGG